AAGAATCCCATTAGATTAGGTTCTTTTCTTTAAGAGCTTGCACGATTGCCCGGCCTCGTATGTAACCCTCGCCGTGCCCGTGTCGATAACCCAGGGTGTAGGCAGCTTTGATAAACGCCGCCATTATGCCCGTTATGGTAATTACTATTATAAAATCTGCACTGTTCATATATCGCCCTTTGTTAAGGCCGATTAGGCATACTATCCGAGTAGCCCTCTCGGCGTTTGTGGTATCAGTATGCGCCCACTATCTGACATAAGGCAAGTATCTATGTAGGCGTGTCGGTTTTTATAGGCTCTTTAGCTTTAGATTTGAGCCCATTACCGGCAAGTACCCCACCTAGTGCACCGGTTAAGAATATGGCTAAAGTTTGTAATAGCTGTATAAAGTCTCGATCATTGGGAGCTTGAGCACCTACGGGCTGAGTAACAAAGACCAGCGCATAAACGGCCCCAGCTGTAATCACAAAAAAGGTTAAGGCCAGTACCGCGCCTATGAGAAAGATCAGGCGAGCGTGTATATCCTCAGGCGCTAGACGTTTTTTATCCTTATTCATTTGGCTTAATAAGGTCCTTAGTGCAGGTTCCCGTAACCACACACTGCGGCTCAACGCACTCGGGCTTTTCCCAGTTTTCGTACTCTTGGCACTCATACCTTACCCATCCTTGGTAACCGCACCCTGATAGGAGTAACGTCCCCAACATCGCCCCTATCAGGGCCCGGATCATTTAGAGCCTAGACCGTACTGCTTTTCGCTTGGCTGTAGAGCTTTAACTAGAGGGCCTACTAAGCCGGCGATAAAAGCATTAGCTAGTACTTTAGGATCTGTAATACCTGACATATAAAGCGCCGCTGCGCTTGCGAGAGCTGCACGAGCGTATGACTTACCGGCAGCGATTAACTGATCTTTCATTGTTACTCCTAAGTGCCCTTAAGGTTTGTCTAACTATAAACCTAAAGTCTCGATTAATGCTTTAGCCTTTACGGGTGATATTTCTACTTCCCAGTGCATCTCATCGGCTCGGCTCTTAAAATCGCCGCCCCACTTAAGGCCGTACTTTTTAGATAGGGCCCGGATCATAGGTACCTTTTCAGCTGGAAACGTGCCGCGCTTACCGAGAGGGTGTTTAGTGGCATTAAGGTCGATCGCCGTACCGGATGAGTGGCACGATAACTTATCGGTAGTACCTCGGACCATACGAAAGGCATAAGCCCAATCGTCAAAGGTGCCCTCATCGATCGGCTCGATCAGCTCGTGAAAGTCTGCAGCAAAGGCGGCCAAGAGTGGTCCCACACTCTCAGCGCACCTTAGCTTACGATCCGTACCCCTTACCGAGTAGGACTTTATTTTTATTTCATCCGGATCTTTTGAGGCCGGGTATCCGTTATAACTCTTTAGCATTACGAGAGTAGTAGAGCCGCTTCATCGGCAGTCAGGCCCAATTTATCCAACACAGCTTGCTTTGCCGCGGTTTTTGCAGTTTCGAGCAAATTGAGCTCAGCCTGTGCCGCTTGATTTAATGCAATTTGAGCCAATTCTTCACTTGTATATGATCGCTCAATTCTTTCATTTGTTTGAGCATTTATTTCGACCACATCAATTTGTATTTGTGTCATTATGCGTCCTTTAATCCATAGATACGAATCTCGCCAGTAAATGTTCCTGAATCACAGGTGAATTGCAATCCATCAAATTGAGTATTGCTGTTTTCGTATGCTGTACTTGTGCGAGTTTCATCTGTAGTCGTGCTGTCTTTGCCGCTGATCGTTCCATATGCTTTTGTCTTTGTTGCTACATTTGGCGCAAATAGTGTTATTTCTCCCAAATATGCCGCGGTGCCATTTCCACCCAAAATCATTGAGCCAAGTGTTCCAATAATTGTAACTGCTGGAGTTGATGTCCATCTCAAAAATGTTGATGCATAACTTGTCGTAGTCGTACCGCCAGCGCGTAATTTGATTCCTGAATAATCGTTATTGCTTCGCACACCATCAATTTCGATAAAATAATTTCGGTATGCAGTTGTAAATACATTATCAATGTTGGTTGTTTGAGTTGCGCTCACTGTCGATGCATTGACCAATATCAATGCGCCGGCTGACGCTGCGGCCCATTTCAATCCAGTTGCCGCCGTAGAATCAGCCGTAAGTACTTGCCCGTTTGTACCGACTGCTAAACGAGCTGGAGTATCTGCAGCCGTTGCCGCAATTAGATCACCTTTAGCATCTACAATTGTATTTTGGATAGCATTAGAGTCATCCTGCGCTACCCAAACAAAATCCATATCGGTGTTAGAGTTTTTAGCTAATACTTGGCCGCTTGTGCCGCCTTTAAGATCCAGTAGTGAGGCATCGATCGAATCACCGAGCGCCTCGATAGCTGTAGCGCCATCCTTTACAAGGTCGGTCGATGTAGGTACCGGCCATCCAAAATTAGGTGTAGTAGTTGCCATTACGTTAAACCTCCGAAAGCATTTTCCCATATAAGAGTAGCATTTACACCCGTCCATATCAGGGATGGTGGGGTAACTGTTGCCCACTGTGGCGCGACCAGTGAGAAATCTGTAGGGCTTAGGGTAAGGGTAAAGTCTACGTATGACGGCGTAGCCTTGATAGAAAACCCCTCGACAAAGCCATTAAAAGATCCATTAAACATATTGATAGGTAGGTCATTGACTACCATAGGCTGACCAAAAAAGGCATCGATGAGCTTGTCTCGCTCGGCATCGGGTAGTGATGAGTTATCTAGCCTAAAGGTAATGCTCTGTAGCTGCTCTCTAGGGATTGCCCGGAGCCCGAGCTCTCGATCCATTAGGATATTTACATCGCTTAGGTTATGGAGATTAGAGGTCACGCTACGCTGATAGCGGCCATAGTTAGCGACCGAGGTAGCATCGAGGGCTGTAGCTTGGTTAGCGTAGTTATTACCATAATTAAATACTAGGGAGTTACGGATCTTGCCGATCTGTAGGATCGATTTAACGGTAGACGGCGTAGCGTAATTAGCCGATATCGTCGTGTACCCGTTAGTCGTGAGGTAAGCGGTACGGTGGTCGGTATCGGCGTAGCATACTCGCCCGGCCTTGTCCTCGTATATCTGCCCTTGTGCGCTTTGTGCTATCTGAGCGCATAGGTTATAGCTGCTCGCCGGCTCAGCTGTACGAGAGATCATCTCGTAGAGGCCCGGCTGATCAATTTCACCTAGTCCTACGTTTTCTGCATCTGCCCACGTAGTCGTAGGGTCGTAGTCAAACCATTGTAAAGCCGGTGCTACCTCAAACCAAGAATTGATAAGTAGCTCGTTAAGGATGTCATAGATTTGGTTGCCGTCCTCATCCTTAGCTAAGGCATCCGGAAAAAGGGCTTTAGTTAGCTTGGCTAGAGATCCTACGGCCAAGATATTACCAATTGTTATAAACCCGATCTCCTCAGGCGAGCGTACTGATATACCAAAATCTGACACCTCACCGCCAAAAACGGGCACATATACCCCTGCACTATTCTTGAGCTCGAGGGTAAGGGAGTCTGTCACATCTATATCAAAAGGCGTATTATTTAGATTTACAATCTCCATACGAGCGTAGCCGGCGTTGCACTGTAAATCGATGTCATCTCGACCCGTTGCCATATTGACCGATAGGACGTTATCGTAAACGGTGGTCCCTACGATGATTTTCCACTCGGGTAACCAAGTGCTCATACCGCGTAGACTCCTGTATTACGGCCCACTGAGGTACCTCTGTAGCCGGACTGATTAAATATATCCTCAACGGCTCTAGCGATTGCCTCAGGATCTCCTACTCCAGCGTTTACCGTAATCTCTACGCTCTGAGTTGGAGCGACCATACTAGGGTTAAAGCCGTAACCGCTGTAAGCCGGTCCTAGCGTAGGCGCAGGTGCAAAAGTAGTAGGAGTTACACCGGCTACTACTCCAGCGCCTAAGCCGCCAAGCGGTCCTAGCTTGAGATAGTCTCCCGGGTTATTAAATTGTGGAGGAGTTGCCGCCGGGGCTTTTACCCCAGTTAGAGCCGCGAGGTAAGCGTTAAGTGAGTCAAGTCGAGCTCTATCTGCCTCGGCTTGCGCCTTAGCCACTCGATCGATCATTTTAAGCTCGCTGGACTCTAGTAAAAGGTTAGCGGTATTAGCCGCGCTTGAGGTCTTACTAATAGAGGCTAGGCGAGCGATCTCTGTAAGCTGGATCTGTACGCGCTCGTTATATGATTCTTTAGCGGCGAGGGTACCAGCGGCCGTTATCGCAGCGTTATATTTCTTAAACGCCTCCTCACGTGCCAGCTCTTTATTACCCTCGGCCATTTTGCTATCGTTGATGACCTTAAGCTCTGTGAGTAATTGAGTATTTAGGGACTGTAGCGTAGCGTTACTGATCTCCTCCACACCGGCTAAGCGTTGCATATCGGCGTTTTTCTGGAATTTAGCGAGCTCGTCAATTTTCTTAAGAGCTGCCTCGCCTTTATCCTCCTCGATGAGCATAAGCGCCTCGAGGCGTAGTTTAGTCTCTTTGTCGTAGGTAGCTCTAAGAGCTGCAGCAAGGGAGACCCGGGTGCTATCGAAAACGGCGGCAGCCTTAGTTAAAGCTAGTTTTGCTTTTTCTGCCTTGGCTGACTTAGCGTTAGCCGCTGCTAAATCTTTAGCTCGTTTAGCGGCAGCCGCCTCAGCTTTTTTACGAGCTGCATCATTAGGATCTACAAAAGTACCGCCTAAAGCTGAACTCGGATAGCCGCCCATACCGGCTGGGACGGCCTCTTTTCCAAATCTGCGAAAGAACTCTCCGAGCTGACCAAACATACTGCGCTTAAGAATTTCGGGCCATATTTCAGTAATGTATTTATCTACTCCCGGCAAGCTCTTAAATTTTGCGATTAAGGTAGAGATACCGGTAATTACTTCGGCGGTATATGTAGCGAGATCCTGCATCCCATCGGCTAGAGGCTGGATCGTATTACCGTCACCGGCTAATAATGACAAGCTTTCCATTAAACTTTTACCGATTGTTTCGGTAGCCTCACCTGCAGCGTTAGATAAAATGCCCATTTTGCCGGCGTAAGTATCTAGGTAAGCGGCATTAGCTCCGGAAAATTGGTTATTAAGTTTATCCTGTACGTCGGCAAATTTCATCGTCTTAAGCTCGGCCTGAGTTAAGCCTAGCGAGTATTTACGCAAGCCTCGAGTCTGCCCTACGTAGGCTAGTGATAAATCATTTACGACGGTCTCATAAGCGACACCGCTACCGGCGCTTATATCTAAGGCTTGAGTCAGTAACTCTGTGGACTTGGCTACTGAGCCCGTCGTGGTCAATAGTTTCTGCATCGATGGACGGAGCTGATCGTCGGTTACGCCTGAGGCGCGAGATAGCTGAGATATAAATTCTTCGATGCGTGGAGTCTCAAAGGCTAAGCCGAGATCTTTTACCGATATTGCTAAACGTGATGCGGCCTTTTCATCTTCAACAAAGGCTTTAACGGCAGCCTTACCAAATTGGGATATTTTCTGCACGCTAAAGGCAGCGGCGAAAGTAGCGCCTAATTTCTT